GGAGAAAAATGGATTCACATCGTGAAAAATGATAAAATTGCGATTGAAGAACTAGATATTGTACACTTCAAAGTTATAGATACGAAATTTAACCCAAAGAACGATCCAAAAAATCAAGACACAAAACTTATCGTCTTAAAAACTAAAGTGGTGTCAATCGTAAAGAAAGAAAAATCCTTCCTTCGATTCTTTTTTTGTTGGCCAAATCCTTTCTGATTCAGCTTCGGTCCTCACATACTGTGTGAAGGCCAATGCTCTCAAGGCTAATCTATCTGGTATTTCGTTCGTAAGAAAAAAATCCTGATCGACGCCTGTGAAAAGGTTGGTTCTCTGCATCCAATTAATCTTGACTTGCTTGTCTGAGTCAATGAAAAATTCATGCTGTTTTAATGATCGTACTATATCTACGCATAATTCGTGAAATCTGCTTGATGATCCGCAGTTCGCGTATGCTAATCCGATCGCTGAAGACATGGTTGCCTCCGCTGCTTGTGCTCTCTCTGGAAAAAGAAGATGTCTTAATAAATCTTCGTCCGTTCTCCAGGGCATTCCATACCTATTAAAGTATCCGAGGATAGTCATGTCAGATAGTCTTCTTGATGCTAGACTCTTCTTAACGTTTAACTTTGCATTAAAATAATATAACGCTGCCTCTTCAACCATAGGGTATAGGTTGGGTCCATAGATATCCAAAACTCTCTCCCAAAATGCTATGAGTGAGTCATCTCCTTGAATCCTGTACCAAAATCTCTCTGAATCAATTCTGATTCCTAAAGATGACAAAACTGTTAACAAGACTATTCCGTTTCCGAAACTGTCCATTAGTTGTGTCTGTTGGTATCCTGATCCAAATCCTGAGTGATTCCATTTCCATAGTTCTCCGTTTGGTAAAAGTATTGGTGTGTGCTTTATTGAATGGCACATCCATATCCATAAATTTTCGATGCTGTCCTCTCCTTGTGAAGGTTCCGCATCTGGATAGAATGAAGTGGGCTCGTACTGTGAGAAATCAAAATATGATCTCCAAATCATGTGAACGATATCAATCAATTCAAATGTCAGTCTCTTATCCCATTGGCTCCAATCTACTGCAAGAAAAGAATTCGGTGATCCATTGTGTATAATCTCCGAATAAATTTTCTTCCATCCGCCTCTCATTACTTCTCGTCCCCATAAAAGCCTGCCTCCGTGTTGATTGAGGTAAGTTCGTTGCAAGTTCCAGATAAACATGTTCTCTACCATTAGTAGTAACTTTGTTGCTCCAAAGACCGC